GGGCGAACACCTCATCCAAAATTTCATCCATAGTTTTCATTTTATTTCTCCAGATTTTTAGGCCGTAACTTGGGCCTGATTGATTTAGATGCGACATCTGTCTCTTCACAACTTGATCGGATGTCGCGGTAATTTTGATAGATCGCGGCGTGAATTTGATCCTGCGCCGCGATGCAAGAGTGGTAGTTTTTAAATGGAATGCGGAACTCTAATCTTTCGCCGCTATCAAATTCCAAAGAATAACTAACCACCAACATGAACCAGAAGGTCACTAAAGCGCCTCGACTTTGACGCCAACTTTGCCCTGCTTGGACTCAAAAGCCTTCGAGACTTTTGCCCAGAGCCGTGGCTCTTTCTCCAACAGGTAACGACAACCCTGCGCGTCAGCAGAAATAGTTTCCTTAACAGGACGCATGTGTTCAGGAAGTTTGTCTTTAACTTTTTCCCAGACAATCGGATCAACCTTACGAGACACAGGCTGTGTCAGAGTAACTTTAAACAGATCCAATTTGTGGGTAATTGAGCCTTCACTCTTGGCTTCCAGAGCCTCAGTGATTTGGGCTTCTATCGCATGACGCCGTGCGATAATCAGTTTTTCTTCCGCCTTAACTTCTAGCCATTCGGAGGCCAATCCATCAATATTGCTCATGGCAATTTCCTTTCTTTCACTCTCTCTACAAAATTCGGTTTACAGAAAGATTTTCAGCCTGTAAAGCTGTTTTTGCAAAATATGTAAATTTAGCCCTAAATGGAGAAAAAAATGACCAACCTCATGCCCATCGATGATATTCGAGAATCCTTGCAGGATAGGCGCTTAACCGTGGTGGCGGAACGCTGTGGACTATCCCACCCAACCGTCAAAGCAATCGCCACAGGCAACGAACAAATCAGTCTCACAACATGGAAAAAGCTCTCAGAGTACCTGAGTGATTCGCAATGAAAGTAGAAGACTACTGTTCCAAGCTAGGCTGGTATCTGGTCACCATCCCGGCAGGCTCCAAGGGGCCGACATCTTTCGGCTGGCAGAAGCCAGAGAGAGCTTTGTCAGATCCCGACGAGGCCAGAAAATACTATGAGCAAAATCCAACGCACAATGTTGGGCTGTTGCACGGCGCGTCAGGCACATGCGCCATCGACATCGATCACGTCGAAAACACAAAGCTGATCTTTGAAGAGCTGGGCATCGACTTCAGCCTGCTGATGAACTCCGCGCCTCAAATCATTGGACGTGAAAACCGGGGCAAGCTGATCTTCAAAGCACCAGCAGATCTTGGCACACACAAAATATCGTGGCCCGTCAAAGATGATCCGCGCAAGACCGAAGTGGTGTTCGAGCTTCGAGCTGGTTCAGTGCAAGACGTTCTGCCGCCATCAATCCACCCAGATACTGGACGCCCATATGAGTGGGCAGGCATGTCTGTCTGGGATGGCATTCCAGATCTTCCGCCACAGCTCCTGACCTTATGGCGCGAGTGGGATAAGTTTCGCCCACAGCTTCAGGACATCTGCCCTTGGAAGAAGAAGGCAGAGTTTCAGCCAACCAAGCGCCCACGTCCAAAGGGTGACAGCACAAGCGTGATCGACGCCTACAATCAGGCCAACGACATGCACAGCCTGCTAATCAAGTACGGCTATAAGCAGACATCCCGTGGCCGATACCTGTCGCCCAACTCCACATCTAAATTGGCAGGCGTAAAGTTATTCGATGATGGCCGTGCTTATTCGCACCATGCCAGCGATCCCTTCGACAGCGCCCACAGCTTTGATGCCTTCGAGGTATTTTTGCAGTACGAACATATGGGCAATGTGACCAACGCAGTCAAAGAAGCAGCTCAGATCCTCAACGTCACGCAAGATCCAGACTACGAATATGACAAAGAGGCTATAGATCACGGCGCTAAAATAGCCGCTTCGATCATGTCGAAGCCAGCCAAGAAGTCAGACGAACCACTAGATAATGTGCCTGAAGATCTCTTGTCTGTCCCCGGCATCCTGCAAGATGTGGTAAACTTCTACACTGTCACAGCCATCAAACCGCAGCCGCAGTTCGCAGTTCAAGCTGCCATTGCATATGGCTCAGTGGTAATGGGACGCCGCTGGGTGACAGATCAGCGTAACTTCTCCAGCCTGTACTTTCTGAACATTGGTGAGACAGGATCAGGCAAGGAACACACCAAGACAGTTCTCGAAGAGCTGCTCGAAGAGGCTGGGCTTGATGAGCTGATCGGTCCCGCAGGCTATACATCCGCCGCCGGGGTGATCTCAACTCTGACCAAAAAGCCCACTCACGTTTCAGTGGTGGACGAACTTGGACGCCAGCTCAAGTCAGCAGCAGCCAAGGGTAACCAGCACAAGGCAGACGCCCTGACATCGATCATGGAATGCTTTGGCCGTCAGGATGGCACACTTCGCCAGCAAGGCTATGCAACCAACACCATGAAATCAGCAGATGCTGAGAAGTTGGAAAAGGTCGTAAAGCGCCCCAGTTTGACACTGGTCGGCATGTCCACGCCGTCAGAGTTCATGCAGGCAATTGGTGGTGGTGATGTGGCTTCAGGTCTTCTGAACCGATTCGTCATCGTCAAGTCAGAGATCGGCGTCCAGCTCTCGCAGGAAAAGCGCAGATCAAATATCTCTGAGCGTCTGGCCAAGTGGTCAAAGGAACATGCCCACGCCCAAGTCGGTGATCTCGACACAGGCAACGCGCATGACATGCCGCCCCATCCAGTTGAAGTTCCATTCACGCCAGAGGCTAAGAAACTTCTGCGCCAGTATGAAGAGAGACTTGTCGATGCCATCAAGAAAGAGACTGGCACAGGTCTTGAGGCCATGTACAATCGATCACGCGAGATCGCCATGCGCCTGTCACTCATCATTGCCCGGTCTATGGATCAGGATGAAATCGGACCTGACGCAATGGAGTGGTCTATCAACTACGTCGATCACTACGCAAAGCAGACCATTGAGATGTTCCGCTCGAACATGGCCGAAGGTCCATTCGATGCAGCCTGTAAGGCAGTTTATGCCAAGATCGAAAAGTCTGGGCTGGGTGGCATTACCGAAAGCCAGATCTCACGCACAGTTTCGGCCTTCGCAAATATGGAGCCAAGACGCCGTAAGGAAGTTTTCGCAGCTCTGGTTGAAGACCGTGGCATTGAATACCGCCAAAGCAATGAAGGGATGAGGGGCAAGCCACGCTTCGCATACTTCGCACCACCACAACACTAAGGAGGGAAAATTGAATAAGATCGATCTAGCCGGTTTAGTAGGCTTCATCCTTGGAGCCGCTACAGGCTCCGCAGTGACCGCAATAATACTTATTATGATTTAGGGAGAGCAGAATGAAAAACGTAACAAGATCAGAAATTTTGGATACCGCCAAAGAATATGTAACCAAAGATCGCGCTGCACAGCATGGCGACATGGAAAGCAACCTGACCAATATCGCAAAGCTCTGGTCAGTTTTCTTGGAAGTGCCAATCGAACCGCACCAAGTTGGGGTCTGCATGACCCTCCTGAAAATTGCTAGGATCAAGTCAACCCCTGAAAATGCAGATCATTGGGAGGACTCTTGTGGATACATGGCATGTGGCGGGGAGCTGATTGCCAAGAAGTCTATCCCGGCAAAGGTCACAAAGTTTCAGGGTGGCAACACATGAGCGATGAAAAGATCAAAAGGGTCATCCAATATCTCAAAGACATTAGGGATGTGGCCGCAATCAGTGAGGGAACTGACTGGTACGCCATGATGGCACAGAAGGCTCTGGATGAGCTGGGGGATAGTAAACCATGAAGGCATCAACAATCATCGGGGGAAACTCGCCCAAAAACAGCCGCAACGCCGCTGACTTCTATGCAACCCCAAGAGAATGCACCAACGCATTGCTGGATACCTTCGACTGGTTGTTCAGGGGTGGGCGCATCTGGGAGCCAGCCTGTGGTGATGGGGCCATCTCAAAAGTTCTGGAAGAGAGAAACCTAAGAGTGATCTCAACGGATCTATATGACCGGGGATATGGTGAGAGCGGGATGAACTTCCTGAACGCTGACTGTCAGTGTGATGGCATCATTACCAATCCGCCATTCAATCTGGCCGCTGAGTTTATCGAAAGATCCGCCGCGAAGAACATTCCATTTGCTATGCTGACCAAGGCCACCTTCTGGCACGCTAAGAAGCGCGAAAAGCTCTTCATGTCCACAAGGCCAATGGCGATCATAGCAATGACGTGGAGGCCAGCCATGTCACCAGAGAGGGGCAAGAGCGCCACTATGGATTTCATCTGGACCGTCTGGGGATCTGCCCCATCAAAGCAGACCGAATACATTCTACAAGGAAAGAACAGTGACTAAGAATACAGAAGTACAAAAGCTCCAGAGCAAGATTGCCGTACAGCGAAACGAGATCGCACGGCTGACGCAATTGGT